ATTTTTTATCAATAATAATAGACAAAAATACTACAAAAACACACGTTTATTGACTTTAAAGCATTTAAATAATGGTATAAGCTTATTTTTTATTGTCCGCAAAACATATCATCATATCATTCAATATATTTTCGTGCCTTAAATCGCCTTATTTCGTAAGTAAATAATGCAGCTCATGCGTAATCCTTTGGTCTAGCACTTCAATAACTCGTTTGGTAGTAGGTGTAATAATATCTTCATTAGCAAACATCATAGGCACTGATAGCGTTGTAATATTTCCAATTGGCAAACGTGGCTTACTAAACTCAAACCCTTCGCCACCGCCTTTATTACGCCCTCTAGCGAACACCGTAAGCCCTCCATTAGCTACTTGTATGAATGCGGTAGGTAGGTTTACTGATTTACCCTTTAAAATCGTTGCTGTAACACCTCTTACCGCATTCGATCTAGCTTTTCTGTTTAATCTCGATAATGCTACACCTCTTCGATTAAACGATGTTGTTCCTTGTGCTAATTGTTGTTTAGCTCCAAAGTAATTCCATGACAACGGCGCTCCTGACGCTCTGATTGATGCCTCCAAGTTCCTCGAGGTTGAATTAGTATTTTTAATCACATTCTGCAACACACTTGCCGAAATAGCATATTTTCTACGAATTTCTGAATTACTGAGTGTACGTCCTGATGATGCAGAACGGTTTAAAGCACGTGAAGTGGCTTGACGTAATACATCGCCTGAAATATTGCTGTAAGTTTCAGATATACGTCTCATAGCTTCCTGAATTGATCTATTTTGTATCTCCATGGCATTTTTTTTGTAAAGATAATGAAATTGTGTTTTGTTGTTGTTTTTGCAGTATTTATTGATTTGTAAGATAATTACAGCCACCGTAATAATAATATACAGTTACCCATAAGATAAATAAATAATGGTATTAAGTTATAATATAATAACACTGTTTATTACTTTATATCTAGGTCTGTATTTCTGTTTTGCGGACAATAAAAAATAAGCTTATACCATTATTTAAATGCTTTAAAGTCAATAAACGTGTGTTTTTGTAGTATTTTTGTCTATTATTATTGATAAAAAATATAACTATTATTTCAATTTGCAATTAAAATACATTATTTTTTATAATAAATTTTTTGTATTTCCAGTAATAAATTGGTAATTAACTATAATATTTTAAATTAATTGTTGTTAATATTTTAAATAAGTATTTTATATTTTTATTATGTTTTTTAAATTACTATATTTGTGTTTTAAATATTGTAAAATAACGTATAACTTAAAAATCAAAAAATTATGAATGAAAAAATTTTAATTACAAGAGAAAATTATAAAGATGTATTCTTTTCTTTGACTTATGGACATAAGAATGTAATATACGAAAATGAAACCATACATTCTTTAATAACAACAATGATAGAAGTTACCAACGAATTTACAGGTTTAAATACCTTAAGAGAGGTAAACGATGTTATTGATGTTTCTATAGATAATGAATGGGTGAGTACAAATATAGAGAACTCATACCGCATAATACATGCTTCACATGGTATATCTATACCTGTTTTACACGATGATAATTATGAAATAGAGCGTTTAGCTATACTTTCTAAAGAAAGTTGTATAGTTTCTATTATAAATAATTTTGAAAAATCACTAACAAAGTACGCTAAAAAAATTGCCTCCAAACATGATGTTAAGTTTACAGGTCATGGATTTAACGGAGCAATGAAGGCTTTGTCAGTGAGAAAGCAAATTGAAGAGGCTTTTTTAGAAGGAAAGTATAACATATCATTTTCTTCTGATTTATTTAATGTTCAAACCATAAGAAACCACGCTTCTGTTTACGGAAGTCTTATTGGAGAAAAATTAAAAGTTGAAATTACAAAAGGACTTATAACTGTTCATTTTAAAGAATTAGACGAATTAACTTTGTTGTTTAATTCAGCTCGTGATATTTTTGATAAAATAGGATTAAAATCAGGTGAAAAAGAAAGAAATGAGTTTTTTTATAGATTGCTTTATTTCGATGGAAATCACAATATAGTAAATGTAAATAGAAACGTGCCGGAATTAATTGATAAATACAAGCCTTTAATTATTGATGATGAAAAACCTATTGAAATCCCTAAATTCATTCCTAAATTATACGGTAAAGAAGTTAGTTTAGAAGAATACAAGAATGCTGAAAATTGGCAAAGAAGCGGTTTTGCATCGAAATACAATTGGGAAAACGACATTAAAGGCGATATTGATATGTATCCAAAAGACGCTAGATTTGATGATAGCGATGATGATGAAGATCAAGAACCAGCTAAATATAATTGGGATGATGATGAAGATAAAGATGAATTTTAATTATTATAAAAACGAAAAACCAGTCTTAATAAGCTGGTTTTTTTTATTATTTCATTAAATATATTCCTCCTGCAAATCCTAACAATCCGTAAGTAATCGGATGCTTATACCAAGGTATTTTATTATTCTTAAGCTTTTCGATAGTAACGCTAGAATCTATTATTTGTTTATTCAAAGCTTCGTTATACGTATTCAGTAGTTTCAGCTCATTTAGTGATTTTTGCAACTCCTGGTCCTGTTTATTTATTATTTGATTCAGCTCATTAGATGATTGCAGGCACTCGTAATAATATTCTCGGTAAGCCTCTGACTGTTTTAATCCGGTGTAAACGTTTTTTATCTGTTCACGCTGAATACTTATTGAATCAGTCTTGTTTTGGGCGGAAATCTCTAATGTACTGAACCATATAATTGTCAGTAGTGTCACTAATTTTAGGTGTTTCATGTGTTATTTTTTTAATTATTGAATCTGATTTTTTAACTGTATTCCTAGATTTTATAGATATAGCTTCGATGATTATCCCTGTGTCGATAATTTTTACTTTCTTTTCCTCTTTAAGCCTCAAAAGTTCAATTTCTTGCTTATACTGTTCCACGCTCGAATTCATCGAGTAAACGTAAAAAGCAAGCACAACTATTAACATAGTCATGCCTGCAATGATGTATGGTTGAATGTTTTTCATATTATAATCGATTTATAGCCGTGATAGTTTCCTGTAGTTCCTTGGTAAGCTCATTTTGTCTGTTTTGCAACACTTTTTTACCATCGTTTTTAAGCAATATCAAAACTGTTGCAATTTCATCATCACTTAGTCCGGAAATTAAAATGTCGTGCAAAATGCTTTCTGCTTTTTCGCAAATTATCTGTGCCCTAGTTTTCTTCTTGAATATTTTTAACATGGCAATTCTTTTTAGTTATTGCATCGAGACCTTCTCGAAGCGTTTTGTTGACATTGGCTTGAAATTTAATATCTTTAATCAATGATTCTTTAATTTCAATCAATTCTTTCAACTCTTTTTTCAATAATTTATTTTGGTTATTTAACCTGCCATAAAAAACAACAGATAGCCAAAACGCTATTGACATCGACACAGCTATATATGATAAAACTGACGTAAATAAATCCATCTTAATTCCATTTAGTTTCGTTAGAAGCAAAAGGCTTTCCGTTGCTTAAAATTTCGGTAATTGTATCGCTTAATATCCAAAGAATTGCGATAATTGACAAGGTGATAATTGTTGTGATCATGGTTTATTTTTTTAGTAATTAATAATAAGCAAATATAATGTTTATTTTTAGATAAACAACTATAATCTTAAAAAACTTAATAAAAAATATAAACCGATAATTAACCCCAAAATTAATTGGGGTTTTAATTTACTGAAAAATCTCATTACACCGATTTTTTAAGAATTTCAACCAATTCAGTTATTTTAACTGATTTTTTTATTGTTACGTCTGGATTATTCAATATGCCTTCAATTAACATGGCGACTTCTTTCAATCCGCGAACGTAATACCCACGACATTTGATGTATGCAGGTTTTTTGATATGTTCCAGGTGTTCTAAATCTAAGCGATTTAATAGAACGTTTTCTTGCGGAGGCATTGCGTAGTCTGTCATTTGTATACCTGTCGTCGTTGGCCCGTTTCCGACAGGTTTATTTACGATGACCGAACCGTTATCGGTTGCAGGTTCAGAAATAAAACATTCTTTTTTGGTTAAATCTTCATTAACTGTGATTCCAGCCGCTATATTTCTAATAGGAATTCCCATTGAATTACTTACAGGCTCCGTATTACCTAATTCACTTAACGCACCAAAAGCAGCCAATTGAGCTTTTAATTTTTCAATTTCTTTGTCTTTTTCGCTTTCAATTAACGCCTGAGCATCCAAAGCGGTTTTAATCGCTTTCCCATTATCAACAATTACTTTAAAATCTTCATCGCTAGCAGATTCTATTTGCGACGGCAGACAATAAACTGTTCCAATGCTGTAAATCGAACCGTTAAAAGTAAACGGAACCGCAAACAATTCATCAGTTCTGGCTTTAATCTTGGCCAATTTAGCACGCTGTTCCGCCTGCTCACGTAACAATTCTGCATTTTCCCAAGATGAAATAATTGTTTTTTGTTCATCGTACGGATCACGTGTTAGTTTAGCTATGATTCCAGTTTCAGAAGAAAACATTTTTTTAAATGCATTTATACATCGAACACCCAAAGCGTCAACACCGTCTTTTCCGTCAATAGCAGTCGATGCCTTCAATAATGTAGCGGCTGTTTTTTTAGCCTTTTCGTAGCTTGTTTTGTCGGTGATTTTAACAACGGGGTTTGCTTTTACAATTTCAAGTTGCTTCTCTTTTAACCCTACTAATTCAGAAATACGTTCTGGAGTGAAGTTTTCAAATACCTGTACCGAAACTGGTTTTTTCACAGGAATACTTGAAATTGGCATGTTCTCAGAAGCAGGAATTATTTCGGCAACCACCGCAGGAGTAACTTTATTTTTGATCTTCTCCTGAGTAATTTTATTTATTAATGTATCCCAATCTTCTTCTGAATCATCCGAAATGCTGTTTTGAGTTACGAAATACCCAAGTCCGTTAAACGAGCCGCTTGGAACGTCAAATTTTAGCCCTAAACTAGTTAATTGACTCATTCTGGTATCGATATAGTCAGCGGTTTCGGTTATTGGCGGCGTAAATTTTTCAACTGGAATCGCTGTTTGTCCGTCCACTCCAATTTCAAGTTCTTCAATTTTTTCTGATTTCATAATTATTTTTGATTTTTCTAATTCTCTGTTGCTTATTAATTCATCGATTGATATTTTGTCTCTTAGGCAAACTTTTAACCAATCATTTAATTCGTCAATACTCGATTTACCTCCAGATTTCACATTATAATCATTTAGTTTTGAAATCTGAATATAATCGTGCGGCGGAAATTTTTTGGATAATGACACAAAATCATCGTGAGTTAAAATTACCGATGTTTTTTTAGTGGATTCGGTTATTATACCTAAATCTGCCAATGATAATTTCATCACTTCCACGAATGACTTGAACGCTTGTAAATCTGAATTGTCAGCTCCTAAATCGAGCGAATTAATTTCGTGCCACTTTTCTTCGTACGCGACTAAAATAGTAGTCTGGTTCATTATTCCAGACTTCAATAAATTGGCACATTCGCAAATTGTGCCTTTAAAATCTACTTCTATAGCTTCGTTGGAAACTGAAAAAGATTTTGGTTTTGATAGTTTGTTCATTTCTCTACTGGTTTTAAATATTGAAGTTTAATTCTTAATCCATGTTGGATAATTTTAGTATCACGTGCAATTATTGCTTTTTTCTGTTCGGTATGGTTGCCGCAATTATACGTAATTCCTTTATGTCTTATTTGGGACTTCCATTTCTGAATTTCAGAAACCCATCGAACGCCTATGTAATTTTTCTCTGCCATGGTTATAATTTTAATTCAGGATTTCTTATAATTAGATATTCGTAAGCCTCCACAAGTAGCCTTACTTCATACCACTTGTAGGTAAAAATAACTCCTGCAAAATCAGTTCCACGAATATCATTAATATGATGTATTCTTTTAAAATTGTTTTTAGGACGAAGATTCAATTCCTGAAAATCTCTTTCATGTTTGGCTAAAACGGCTATCATAACGTATTTTTTAAATTAATAATAAGCAAATTTAAACATTATTTTTAAATAAACTAATAATTTTTAAATTTTATTTCAGATTGTTTGTATTCTGGTTTTTCGACTAGTTTTTCCTGAATAACTTCCTCTTTAATAGTTTCCCCAAATATCAAACGGGTATCAATCTTAACTGCATTCGATTTAATGTAACTTCCAAAAGTGGTATTATTCAATTTTTCAGAACTTTCAACACGTCTCAAAATAGTATGATAATTTCTTGAATATGATGTATTTTCCAAGAACTTACGTATTTTTTCTGAATTGTCAGAAATAATTAAATAAACCCCGCTGGTTTTCATTCCTAAGCGTTTCAATGTAGAATTAGCTAAATCAGCACTTATACGGCTTGATTCTTCATCAGATATAAAATCACCTCTCCCGATTATTACAAGCTCTCCAATGGTACGTTTTACCTTTCCGTAAGGCGTTTCAACTTCGGTATCGCATCCCATCAAGTGATTAATTAATTTAATTTCATCACGTGATTCGTTGGCTAGTTTTTCTTCTGATAAGTCCTGTTCAATCATCCACTTTGTTGCGCTTTCCAATGAAATTTCACTTTCAGAAGTCAAACTGTAGTATGCGGCCAAAATTATTCCCAGTTGGTCGCCTGTGCGTTGATTATTCAATACGATTGAAGCGGCATTTGAAAAAACTTTTGCATTTCTCAATATTGTAGGCAATAGCCAAACTGATCTGCTTTGAAATCCTTCAATATATTCGTCAGTTACCGTTTCGTAATACATTTTTAGCGTTTCAGTCCAACGTTCTTTTTTATCATATGACAAATCAGGAAGTATTTCTAAAACAGTTATTCTTGATTGGTCAGATCGTTGGTGAATAGCCGATGCAATACTGGAAAACGCAAAACACGAACGTATATTAAATTCTGCTGCTACACCTCCGGAACTTCCTTTTATAATTTTACCTCCGTCACTTGTAGAACTAGCTCTCATGATATTTAAAACCGCCTGCATTCTTTCGGCTGATTTCTTATCTTCGCTTTCGGCTTCGTCAAAAACAACAGGCAAAGCATCGGCTTTTAAAAATTGCCTTATTCCTGCTTCGGTAGTTTCCGACTGAGCATCGACAAACATTTCACGCATAAAGTTTTTGACAAACATTTTTATAATTTCTGACTTTCCTGAACCGGATGCACCGGTTAACCATAAATGAGGTCTCCAATTTAAAGCGCCACAAAGCGGAGCGATAACTATCCACCCAGCTAATAACTTAGCTTCTAAAGGACGTGACCAGTTTAAGCGACTTAACAGTTGAACTAATTTGTAAGCTTCGTGTTTTTTTAATGGCGTAGTCAGGTTAAAACCAAGTTCTTTTCCAGCTTCATAAATAAAACTCGATTTATAATCTGAAAATTTTTTCGCAACACCATTAACAATTAAATGACTTCCACAGTGAATTACGGGAACTTTTTTGTCAATCCATGCGCCACGGCCACGAATCATATTATTGTCAAAAATTCCTAGTTTTGAACAAATCGAAATCAAATTATCTGTAATTCTTGCAATATCGTATTTCACACCCGAACGCCCATCTTTACCGTAGTTCCCTTCCCAATAGTTCAAAGGGGCTAATTGCAAAATTGTGGAACCAGAAAAACTTGACGAAGTATAGCGAAGTACTGAATTGGTACGATAGTTGAAAAATACATAAATAGTGCCTCCGTTGTTTTCGTGACCAAGGCATTTAAAGTATGGATTTTGAGGCACGTTTTCGACTTCTTCAACTTCTGGAGTAACTGGTTTAAAAACTGGTGGTATAACTTCTATTGGCGATTCAAAAACAGGCTTCACCACCTCAATTATTGCAGGCTCTGGAATCTCATTTGGCGCGTGTTCCGAAACTGTTGGAACATCAGATTTGTTTGCCTGCAAATACTCAAGTGCTTCATCTGGTGTCCAAACAGCATCTGCAACATCCCATTTTTTAGGAAATTCAGGACTGTTTTTTATTTGCTTAAAACTGGCCTCGAATAACTCAGAAATTCCTTTAATACGCCTGTATTTTTCTGTTTTTTCGTTGTACGACCAACCGCCAAACATAGCGTGAAGTCCAGGAACATCATTATCGGCCCAAAGAAATATTTTACGTCCGTGTAACGGTGTCCAATCTGCATTTTTAACTCCATCAGCCCCACCTATCCAAGTGGTAACTACGTATTTCGGAAATAATAGTTTTGCTGCGTTGGCTGTTTTTTCACCTTCAACTAACAGAACGATTGCGTTTGGACGTGATTTTAATTCGTGCAGGTTATATAACAAACGAGGCGTGTCAAGTCCTCTCCATTGCCAACGTGCTGTTTTACCATTTGACTTGTAAGAATATGGAATTACATCTTTTTTACCGTCTGGCAAATCGAAGCGACAAACGAAAGAAACAACGTTTGCGTTTGCATCATGGTACGCCCAAGTATTGGAAGGAGTTCCGTAATCTTTAAAAGTGAGTTTTAACGGGTCAGGTAAATTATTCTGGTCAGGAGTAGCATTTACCCAAACAGATTCTTGAACTTTTGACTCATGCGAAGCGATAGAAACAATAGAATTGTTTTGTATTAACTTCATTGCTTCTGGCTTTGTATATCCCTGTAATTCGAAAAAATCAACTACATCACCACCAGCACCACAAGCAAAACACTTGAATTTTTGCTTAATTGGATTAACTTTTAAAGATGCGTGATCGTCTGCATGAAAAATACAATTTCCAACCATTTCAGGTCCTTGTTTTTTCAATGAAATATGCTGACCTATTACCTCTTCAATTCGATAGTTTGATTTTATTTCTTGGATAGTCATTTGATAGCTTTTTGATAGGAGGGGTAAATTTAGGTTAAAAAAATTAATGGTAAGTAAAAATAAATACTTACCATTAAAAACTATTCTTGATCTTCTTCATTATCGCTTATCTCGACTTCCCAGCTATCTGAAAAACTTTTGTTTTGGAACAAAGATGCTAAACCTGTTATTTGCTTCATTCTTAACAGCTCGTCAATACTCATTCCTATATGCTTGCATATCCAAGCGTCACCTTTGCCCATCTCAACAAGTTCAGAGACTATCTGACTCATTAATTCAATACTATGGCTTCCGCGCGCTCTATTGTGACGGATAGTAGATGCCATTCTGTTTGAACTGTCCGTTTGCTCTACTCTAATACTCGTCAATGGAACTCTTCCAAATGTCGATTCACTAATGTCTTTATTGTTCCTCTCGGTTTCTCTTCTATGAAACCCGTCTACTATTCTTGTTATAGTTTCGTCTTTAAAAGATACTATAGGCATCGTGTATCCGTCGTTTAAAATCGACTCGTACAATAACTTCATTTCTGGTGGCGCAACTGAATTAGGATTATATTCGTTTGCCTCAACTTCGTTTGATTTTTGCCAAAAAACAAAATCAACAGGATGATTCTTTAAAGGACTTACTGAATGTAGTTCGCCTCTAACATAATTTAAAGTGTCAATTTTTTCATCATTGTCGGTTATAGCGTCGATTGTTTCTCTTAACTCGGAGACTAAATTTCTTATTTCCATTTGATTTTCAAAATATTTTTTATTTCCCATTTTTTTTGTTTTTACAAGTAATTCCCGTTTTCATCATGAAACTCAGTTCCCGTCAATGGCGGGTTGAATATTGAAATCAAAACAACGTCTTCCAAAGCTTCAAAAGTATGATTATCGTGTTTATCCAGCACATACATTACGTCTTTTTTAATATAATGTTCCTCCTTTGTTTCTATATTTGTCAAAATTCCTGACCCTGAAATACAGTAACATGCCTCCAAATGATTAAGGTAATGCCAATGGTGCGGTCCTCCTTCTGGAATATATGTTTTGCACACTCCGAATCCCATGTTATCACTTTTCACTAAGGCACGGACACTATTACCGCCTGTGAATAAAACGTCTCTGTCTGTTCCTTCTAATTCTTTAATGTTTACAATTTTCATTTTGATAGGTTTTAAATTAATAATAAGCAAATATAATGTTTATTTTTGGATAAACAATTTTTTAAATAACATTATTTTTGTTTCTTTCGTCTATTTCTATTTTTTTTAAAATACTATAGTATACTGATTTTTTACCCGTCAATCCTAAAGATTTCAATGTTACATCGTTATTCAAAATAGCTATGGCTATTTTTTTACAGGATGGAACTTTATCTTTTATTTCGTTTGGCACTTCATCTGGAATTCCGTTGTAGTAACATTTTTCTTCCCAGTCCTTTATATAATTTTCAATTCTGACTCTCATTTATCCTTTAAATAATTGTTTATTATTTTTTTAGCCTCAAAATCAGCGTCATTTCTTTGCTTTTCGGTCAGTTCCTTCCATGCCAATCTAACTATATATTCAGGGCAATTTATAGCGTAAGAGCAAGCACACTGGCCAACGAACGCATGTCTATTTAAAGAACTATTTGTTAAATGATGTAGCATCGTGTAATTCCATTTGCCTACTACTTCGTTCATTGCTTTTGCAAATAGTTCGGTATTTGACATGAATTTTATAGCTTCTTTTAGATAGAATTCTTCTTTTGGCTCACTTCGGTACATTCCATTTTTATAACATTCCCACAGTTCCCAATTCACGAATAATCTTATCATAAGCCTTTATATTTCTGCATTATTTCGCGCTGTCTAATAGCTTGACTTTTAGTTGGAGATAGCCCCATATATTTGCAGGTATGATCGTTTTTTAATATAGTTATCGCAAAACGCTTCCACGAAGCTACATCGCTATTATGACATTTCAACATATCCAAGTGATCAGGGAAGGATTGAATGACAACTCTGTACTTTTCTTTTGAGCCATGGGCTGTTTTTCCATTTATTTTAAATGAAATATTATTTTTTCTGAGTTCTGAAATTGTTTTTCCATCCAGTCCGCGCCCCACCCTGCCCCAGTATTTGAAGGATTGAATGAAGCGCATCTTAAAATTTTCAGAAACCTCCTTTGGTAAAGTATCTAATAAAAATTTTACAAAGCTTTTCCACGTATGTCCTTCTGGTAATTTAAAACTATTGTAGTTTATTTGTTTTCCATAAGTAGCCACAAAATTAGCCCCATGAACTCTAGCGCACAAAGTTGACCAAATACCTGAATCTATAACTCTATATAAGTTTAAAGACGACTTGCTTTCGCTCATAAAAGGACTGGCAACCCTCATTTGAGCGATAGTAAGACCAGCTTTCCAAAATATATCGTAAAGCTTATTATAATCCCATTCAAATTTTGCGTTAGCTACCCATATATCTCTTGTTTTCCAGTCATAAATAGGATAGCAGTTATATACAAATTCACCGTTTCTTTTTGTCCAGTGGTGTCCGTCTAACATTTCTTTTCTATCATTCATTATCGCACGGAACCTATTAAGACTTTCGTCGCATCTGATACCAATTAAGCAAGCGCATTTTTCGCCTTGTGAATACCATTCCCCGAATTTGTCCCAAAACTCGTCGTAAGGCATATTTTCTTCAAAGAAGTCGAAAGGTTTATTTTTCATGTTAACGATATACTTCTGTTTCGGCATAGGGCTAATCCACCTCTTTTCATCATTAACACCCCAGCATTGCCATTCTGTAGCGTAAGAAGAAACGGTACACGGCAAGGTAATAGGCAAGCAGCACCAGTACACGTCTAGTAAATCTAAATTAGCTTCGATTATTCTGTGCATGAATTCTAAAGAAAGGTTGTAATTAGCCTCGTTGTCTAAAATCATAACGCCTACTTTCTTAGTGATGTTATTTTTACGCATATAATCAATCATTAAATTGATCATTACACCGCTGTCTTTTCCTCCAGAAAACGATATGTATATCTTATTGAAGTTATTAAAAATATATTCAATCCTTTCTAAGGAAGCTTCGTGAACATTCTTGTTTCTGTTGTACTTTTTCATAATTAAATCGGTATATTATTTTCATCCCTACAGATTATTCCTTTGCCTCCAAGATTGTTGACCATCTGTAAAAAATTAATTTGATTTTCTTGAACACGTCCATTTATTAATTTCGCTTCAATAGCAATAAAGCACGCTATTTCAGTACCAACCATTTCAGGAGTAATTCTAATTGCCTTCAAGCCGATAAGGTCTGAACTTCCTGGGCATAAACCTGCATCGAAATAACGGGCTTGTTGTACTAAAACGTCACCTGCTTTGACATTTACTGTTTGTGGGTGTGAAAATTTCTTGGAAGCACCAATCCAGCATTTGCCCGAATTATTGCGAAATATCCTAATTTTTGGGTCTGCACCTAGTTTTAGCATAATTTTGCGGACTAGGTTTGTTTCTTGTGAATTCATTTGATAAGTTTTTTTTTATTAATCGTAGTAAGACATTATTAACCTCAAGTCGTCTATATATTTACGCATTATTCTGTCGCCTCTAAATTCACTATTAAATAATTTAATATAGTATTCGGCTACTTGCTTCTGCGTCGTAAATTTTTTCTCTCTGCGCATAAAACCGTGTAAATAATGGAGCATGTTTCCAAATAACAATAAATTTTCAAAAAATGTCAATTCATTTCCCTTACAGCTATTATTCAGAAATTTTAAATAGTGATTTCTGGAATAGAAAATGATATTTTTTCTAAGCAAGTATAATTTTCTATTGTAACCCATAGCGATAAGTTTTAAAAAGGACTATAATCCTCGTGATCTGTTGGTAATTCTGTAACGTGTTTATCGTGGCCGTGATACTTTCGGATATTAGCCATATTTGTAATAAGCTGGATATTTTCGATGTTATAACCTTTCGAGTTGTCAATTCGGTCAACTGTGCAATTTTTACCACGGTATCCACGCTTAATGATGTATCCTTTTTCTTGGCACCAGTCGCGAAATTCTTGCAGTGTAATCAAAAATTCTTTTCCACGTCTCAAAGCATTTCCTTTGAAGTTTACGTATCGATCATAAACAGGGTCAATTTGTCGTCTGTATACATGATAATGCTTATGACATAATCCACGTTTTTTCGCACATGGTTTTGATTTGCAATGATAAGCGCAACAATAACGTCCTTCGGTTTTCTTAGCTTCTGAAATTTTGAATTCCAGTTTTTTAGGAGTGAACATAAAATTATTTTTTAATTAAATTTTCTCTAATAAAATTCACTTCATCTGGGTGAAGTTTTTTGTCGCATCGAATTAATTCACCGACTATTTTAAATTCAACTTCCAGGCCGTTTTCACGAAATATGAAGTATGTATCTTGGAAGTCTATTTTTGGAGCGTAAATCATAACATTTAATTTTAAGCAAATATAAACATTAAATCTAAATATTTAATATAATTTAAAATAATTTTTAAAAATCTAAATCGTCATCAAATTCGCCCGCAGGTACTTCTTCGAATTGAATTTCTTGTGCCTGTTCAATTCGTAATTTTTCCAAACGTTCGTTTTCAATTCGAATACGTTCTAATTCCAGCTTTTCAGCTTTCTTTTCACGAGAAGTAAAAATAGCATTTGCCCAGCCTGGTTTATAACCTCTTTCGGCAGCAAGTTTTTTTAAGTCTTCCAACGTTTCGGTTTTACCTTGCTCCTTTCTCTTTTCTTTACGGATTAAAGTTTCTGCTGTAATCTCTTGCAGGTCACCTTCAATTTGTTTAGGCGTGGTATCACGTTTCTTATTTACGTGTCCGCACATTGGACAAACTGGAGTGGGTTCATAAACAGCAAAACAACTTTCACACATATCGACTTTGACTGCAATTTCTTGGTTTTTCTTGCCTCGTTTTTTCGTTTCACCGTCCAATGTCCATTCCTGCACATCGTATGGCAGTCCGTGGCGTTCTGTGTTCCCTACATGGTCAAGAATGAACGCATACGGCTTTTCGCTTGCTGCAATAGCTGCCAAACGTCCTTCTTTAGTTTCGAGATCAAAACCATCGGCATAAACAGGACGTAACACACGCCCTCGTTGCTGAAAATTCAATCCCTTGCTTTGGGTTGGTCTCAATTCGATTGCCGTTGTGGCTCTCGGAATATCAGTTCCTTCTCCAATCAGATCGCAAGAAGTCAAACCGTCAACTGATCCATTGGTTAGTCCATCTATAAGCTGTTTTCGCAAAACATCGTCTGTACCACCGTCAATGGAATAAAAACGATAGCCGAAGTTTCTGAATTCCTGCGCCACGTGTTCAGCATGAGCAACAGAAACGCAAAACACTATTGCAGGTGCATTTGGACATAATTTACGATAATGAGCGACAGCGGAACCAATAATTTTTGGCTTATCAACTAAATTGGATAAATCGTTTTTGTTGAAGTCGCCCATACTTGTATGCACATCCGACAAATCAAGTTTTTCTGGAGTTCCAAAAATACGGGGTCTGACTAAAAAGCCTTCATCCATTAACCAAGGCATATTTTGTCCTTCAATTAATTCATCGAATAACCCGCCGCATTTACGGCCTAGCCCCTGACCGTCTGAACGAATTGGGGTAGCGGTTACGCCAAGAGAATAAGCCTCTGGGAAATATTCAATAATTTTTCGCCAGCTTCCTGCTGTGGCGTGGTGCGCCTCGTCAATTATTATCGTGTCTGGTTCCCAATTAACAGCAGTCAGATAATGCAGTCTTTTAATGATTGTCTGCACGCTTGCCACCTGTACATTTGCGTTGAAATTTGGCGTATAAGCTGGATTTATCATGCCGTGTTCAACATCGAATCGATTTAAAGCTGCCGATGTTTGGCGCAATAACTCAACACGATGCACAAGTATTAAAACTCGTTTTTTTTTAAGCGAAGATTGTTGCGCTATGTAAGTGAAAATAACAGTTTTGCCTCCGCCCGTTGGTAAAACGAGTAAAACGGATTTAATTAAATTTCTGAAACATTCACGAACGCCTGCAACACATTTAGCTTGATAGGTTCTGAGTTGTAGCATATGTTATTTTCTATTCAGCAGGATTCGGGCAAATTCAAGAATAAAATCACCTTCGTATTTGTTATTACTTTGAATAACTGATTCTAATTCTACGGGTTTATTTACCGCTACGTTTTCAAAAATGCCATTAAAAACACTTTCAGGAACGATGCAGAAGTTAGTTTTAATCGTCTTGTCAATTAGCCTTAAGTCTGAAGAACCGTCTTTGGTTCTAGCGATAAATAATCCACTATGCGGATAATTTTTGTTTTCCGAAGCCTCAGCTCCTGTTGGGAACTCTATAGTTTCTATGTTTATTGTTTTCATACTATTTCCTGTTTTTCGCTTAATACTTCGATAGCCAAATTTATTTTAGCTAATGTTTTGAAGGCTTTTGGGTCTTCTTTCCAATTCTGAACGGTTGTTTGAGGAACTTTCGCCTCTCTTAACACATCGTAGATATTCAATCCTTTTAACTCGCATTTTTCACGAATAATTTCAATCTGAGTTTTGGAAGTGGTTTTGCTTTCAATAACTACTGTTTTTCCTGATTCCATTGAATGCTCAATGGATTTTTTCTGATACGGTCTTAATTCTTCCATTTATATAGTGTTTTAATGTTGTTGCAAATATAAACATTAAATTTAATTAAAAAAGTTTTTTTATTCGAAAAGTTTGTTATAGGTTTGCAGAACATAATCATAAAAATATATCGAAAATGAGTGCATTTAAAGAATTTGAAGGAATGACGTTAGAAGGTTCTGCCATAGAAGAACGTCACGAAATTTGGAAGCTGTTGTTTGAAAAGAATTTAATATATGGTCAATGTAAGGATATAGAAACGGAATCGCTTTGTTTGCGAGACCTTTCTTTTTATATGCTTGAAGGAAATGAAGGATTTGTTCCTGATAATTTTCCTAATTGGGGAAGTGTCGTAAACATTCCCTTCGAAGAATTCAAAACTCGTTTATCTCAATTATAATGACTAACGAGCAATACCACTCCGACACGTCCAGTATTTCAAAATCAGGACTGGATATGATAGAATCTAGCTCATTAGATTACTGGTGGCATTATCTACGTCCAGAACGTGAAAAACAAGAGCCTACTAAGGATATGAAATTTGGCACAGCTGTACATTTGGCGGTTTTAGAGCCAAACGAGTTTCAAAAAACTTACGTTCCGATGCCTACAATTGATAAGCGTACAACTATCGGAAAGGCTGAATCAGCATCGTTAACGGCAATGTGCGAAGCTAATAATCAAACACTTATTGATGTAGTTGATTACGATACCGTAAGGCGTATTCGTGATGCTATTTTCAAGCATCCGACGGCAAAATTATTGTTTCAAAACGGACTAGCAGAACAAACATTTATGTTTAATGAACCGAATACTGGCGCACGTTGTAAAATACGTCCTGATTGGTTGGACAATACCAGTGGTTTGGTTGTGGATTTAAAAACAACCGAAGACGCAACGCCTAACGGTTTTGGAAAATCAGCGTGGGAATATAAGTATTACAAGCAAGACCCCTTCTATCTAGACGGATTGGAGACCTGCGGAAACGACCGTTCTGGTTTTGTTTTCGTAAATATTGAAAAAACTGAGCCGTTCAAAATTGGAGTCCATTATTTAGATGGTAAAAGCAGACAATTAGGCCGTGACGAATATCTGCGTAATTGCGAAACATACGTAAAATGTTTGGAAACTGGAATTTGGAAAGGTTACGATGAAAAAATAAGCGAAGTGTCATTGCCTGCATGGGCGTTTAATAGGTAGATTATGGAAATTAAAGAAAATAATTTATCCAAAAAACAAACTGAATTTATAGAAGCTGGACTAAATGGCGAAAATATATTTTTGACAGGGAAGGCAGGTACGGGAAAATCTTTCGTGACTAAAGAATTAATACGCTTGCTGACTAAACAGCGTAAAAACGTAGTTGCTTTAGCTCCGACAGGAATAGCAGCAAACAACGTAGGAGGTGCAACAATTCATTTGACATTTTCATTGCCTCCTTTCGGAGTACTAACATTTAAAGAATGCAATTTTGTTAAGCCTTCAAAGAGAAGGCTTTTTGACGTCATCGACACCATTTTAATAGATGAAGTATCGATGTTAAGACCTGATATTTTAGACGGCATACATTGGACTTTAATTAAAAACGGTTGCAAGGATTTAACACAAATTCAAATTATATTTATTGGCGATATGGCACAACTTGGGATTGTTGCCGATGATAATATGGTTTCGGTAATGCTTAAAGAATACGGAGGCACTACATTTGATTTCGCCAATATCTACAAAAAAATAAATGTAGTTAAAATTGAACTTGATGAAGTTCTAAGACAATCTGACAATGAATTTATTGAAAATTTAAATATTGTAAGAAACGGTAAAAAAGCGGAGTATTTCAGAAAGTTCGTGAAGAATGAAGCAAACGGAATTGTTTTAGCCCCACACAACGCCACGGTTGAAAGATATAATTTTCAAGGACTAAATTCATTGGAAGGAGAAAAACACGTTTTCACAGCTGAAATTGAAGGCAATTTAAAGGCGACTGACTTTAATCTTGATCCGATAATAACCGTTAAAGACGGTTCGAAAATAATGTATCTCGCTAATAGCAAAAACAACCCTTTAGTTAATGGAACATTAGGCGTATTTATCGTGAATGAAGGAAAATATTTTATCGAGGTAAAAGGCGAACATTACGCATTAGAGCAAAAAAAATTTTCCAAAAAAGATTATGTGTTTAACGAAGAATTAGGAATGCTTGAATTAAAAGATTTGGGGTCAATTACTCAGTATCCAATAAAACTAGCCTACGCACTCACCATTCACAAATCACAAGGGCTTACGTTTGACGAAGTAACAGTTGATTTAACTTTACCATGTTTCGCAAAGGGGCAAATGTACGTTGCATTAAGTAGGGTTACAAAACCAGAAGGTTTAACGATAATAACTAAAAAAAAATAATTTAATTTCTAACGGTGGCGACCAACGCAAAATATTATGGCAGAAATAAACGTAATTGGAAAAGTGAAATTCGTGGGCGAGACAATCGATGTCGGTACGTCTGGGTTTCAAAAGAGAGAATTAGTAGTTACAACTGACGAACAGTATCCGCAGCACATTTTAATAAATTTCGTGCAGGATAAATGTAATTTACTTGCGACAACCAAGATTGGCGACCAGGTAAATGTATCAGTCAATTTGAAGGGTCGTGAATGGGTTAATCCAGAAGGACAGGCTCGTTATTTTAATGACATTCAAGGCTGGAGAGTTTCGCACGTAGCACAAGCGCCTGTTCAACAACAACCAGCACCGCAACAACCTACAATGCCAGTTAATCAGGCTACGAGTAATTTTGAAGACCCAGACGATCTTTCATTTTAGCCATGAATAGCGAAATAACTATAAAACCGCACATAGGCAAAAATCTAGACGGTACCGAATATCAAACAAAATGCTTCAATGTTGAATTTGAAGGCAAGACAGCAGTTGGCGTTGGATATGATGAAATGTTAGGGTTAATTTCTGCTACTGCTATGCCTTTAGACAGGCCTTGCTTGTTCTGGCTAAAAACACCTGAACAAATAAAAGCTTGGGACGAAAAATACAATCAATAATCAATAATTTAAAAAACTTATCAAATGAATGAAATAGCAGTATTAAACGAGTCACAGGGAGTTTCTGTATTTAATAGTATGGACGCTTTTCAACAGGCACAAAGAATGGTTGTGCCGTTAATGCAATCAACCATGGTTCCAGAAATCTACCGAGGTAGCGCGGCAAATTGCATGGTAGCAATGGAAATGTCACACCGAGTTAAAATTTCTGTATTGGAAGTTATGCAAAACATGCAAATTGTCAAAGGAAACGTAGGTTGGAAATCAGAATATGTAATCAATAAAGTAAATGCGTCGGGATTTTTTGAAGATGCTTTGGAATTTGTGTTTTCAGAAGATAGAGAATCTTGTTACGCAATAGCTACAAGAAAATCAAACGGAAAGCAATTAAGAGGAACCATGGTTACTGTAGTGATGGCTAAAGCCGAAGGATGGCTTGATAAAAACGGCTCTAAATGGAAAACAATGCCGGAACAGATGCTTATGTACCGCGCAGCAACTTTTTTTTGTAGAGTGTTCTGTCCCGAAGTACTGGCAGGTGTTCAAACCTCTGATGAAATCATTGACATTGGTTATGTTGAGCCTACAAGCAATTCAGCTGTAGAAAAAATCAACAACACCGTAGTAAACGAGCCGATTGTTTACGAAACGTTTTCAGAGGTATTCGAAACTGATACAGAAGTAGTTTCCGAAACTCCTGTCACAGAAATTATCGACGACGATGACGATTTTTAAAAATAAAAAATATTAATTATAAAATAAAAAACCTATCTTTACAATCGATAGGTTTTTGATATTTTTTTGATTATGTAATTAAACACGCTTTCGGGCGTGTTTTTTGCGTATAAAAAAAACCGATAAAATTAATTATAGGTTTTTGAATATAAGCACCTCACGTTTTTTATTTGGTGGCTACTCCCAAGATTATATTATTCTGCGATTTCGAAGTGCATCCAATCATAATTTTTTTCACGACCTAAAGAAACAAATCCATGTTTGTAAAAAATATCAATCATCTTTTTATATTCTGGACGTGCAAATCTTGCCGTTTTAGACGTTTCTTTTAATTGATTTCTTTCAGGGTCTAAATCAATTGCAATACCCCAGCTATGACGGCTATATTCAGAACCGCCACGCATAACACGAAAATTAAAACAACCCCCAAATTTATCTATTCCAAGTGATTTAATTTTTTCTATTCCGTATGTTTTCAGTATTTCAGAAAAAATAGTTTTAAATTTTTCTGAAACTAATTTATGGCAACGCATTCTTAGAACTTGTTTCCCATCATAAATCATTGGATAAGGTAAATCTATCATTTCAAGATATTTTCCTTCTGGGTCTGGATTCCCGTACTTTTTAATTATTTGAGCCGTTGTTATCATACTTAATTTTTTAGTCTAATGAAATTACATCAAAATGAATAGTTAAATTTTGAGACACGCTTGCCAATTCTTCTATGAAGAAATCGAAAGTGTTTTCGCTTACTTTTTTCCAGATAGGTTGTTTTATCTCGTTGTCGTCCGAAAGAGTTCCTACGCTCTCTACAGACACAATCACTTTGTAATTAGTGCTTGACATTGTGTTTGACAAAACTATTCTTATCACATCTCCGACTCCTAAATTTGCCGTTTTTGTTGCTGAAACTATATCGCCACTTTTTGCATAGGCAGCTCCTACGGACCCGCTTCCCACATTAACACCAGATATCAAACCTCTATTTTTAGGAATGAATTTATATAGCCAACTAGTCCTATTCGCCAATAGTCTAGCCTGCTCATTTGAAATACCTCCTGCGCCCGCCTCTACAGGATCTGTAGTTTCTAACTGATAAATTCCGCTTTCCCATTGTGATAATTCTGTTAAGTTTGCCATGTTTTTAAAATGATATTGTCCAACTTCCGTTCAAAATAATGTCTGAATTCTTATCGATTAAGGCACGTGTTTTGCGAGCAAAAAGAGTATTATCGGTACACAATAATCCAACTTCACGAATACCCAGTCCGTTGCCTTCTGAGGCCCCCAAAGTCCACGCAAATCTAACGCTTGAAATAGTTGGATATGTTACCGCTCCAAGTGCTTTAGTAAACGCCCCTGTTATTGCCGTATCGCCTCCTGCTGGCGCGGTTCCGTTCGTTCCGAATGAAATTTTAGTCAACTGTTTTCCAGATGTTCCAGCTCCTAACAAGTTGGTAACTGCTGTGCGTCCACCGTTCACGACTAAATTGTTGTCGGTGTAAACCTCTAAAATTTTGCCTGTTTTGGCGCAAATTTTTTCGAGATAGAAAACGCCTTTTATCTGTAATTTTTCCATAGATTATGCTATATTAATAATTAATGTATCGTTTGATTCAATGTATTTTTGTGAACCGTCATAATTATAAGCGCCGTTATATAAAAATGATTTATGACCTAAATCCTCTTCCATTGTAGGCGAATCGTAAATTATATTCAATTCATCAAATAATTGCCCTAAAGTGTCAAAGATACCAATTGTATATGAAATTCCTTCAAGGTATGAGCGAACATTTTTATATTCACGAATCATTTTAGCTAATTTTGATTGCGAAATTCCGTCTAGTCCAACCGTATCACCCAATTCCGATTCAATAGCGAAACGGGCCCAATCAATTAACGGATTACCCGTATCAATACCTTCGTTCAAAATAGCATCTGTGTAGCCACAAATACGCATTGCTTCTCGAATAGCATAAACGGTACCCATGTATCTTTTTAGTTCTATAGCTCTCTTTATGATTTCTCTGCGTTGCGCGTCGTTTGTAGCTACTCCATAGCCTATATATTTTTCAACATCAAATTGACGTGCTAATGTAGGTAATGCCGAAGCGGAAACGCTATCAATAACATAAACCAAAAGAGCCTCTAATTCAATTGAATTCATGCGTGATGCAACCATTGCGTCGAACGCTGCTAAATGTGGAACACCTGCAATTGAATCGGCTAAAATATTTTCGTTAGTTTGGCTCATTATCTACGCGTACCGCCATTAGCAAGTATTTCTTCCCATTCTGCATCTTTGTCGACAAAAGTGCCATCTTCCATATCTTTCATATTATCCTATATTAGTACCTGTTACAGTAACGTTAATACTTGTTATGTTTGCAAATTGAGTTTCAGTTATCACCAAATCAGTTGCAGGCACGGTAACATTTGCCTTGTAAACACCGTCAATTATGCATAATGCTTTGATTTGATCGATAACAACATCTTGTCCTAATAATTTTCTTCTTCCATCACGAAATGCTTCTAAATTACTTATTACTACTGGCAAAATATCACCCTGAACAGCTCCGTCGTACAAAATCAATCCAACAGTTATTGCAGTATTTACAGCCGTTGGCGAAGTCACTACAACAGTATCTGTCAATGGCCTAATTCTATCAGCGTTCAGAACAGCGTCCACGGCCTCCAGTATTTCAGTTGGCGTGGTTGCTAAATTTGCCATTAACGGAAAAATTTCAACAGTTCCAGGAATAGGATTTGTAACTGCTACATCAATAATTAATGGAGAAGTTGATTTTGTCCAAAACTCATACGCCTTGTAACTCCCAGCATTTGAAAATGCACTTGGAGCTAGTTTAATGCGGTCACGTAATTGTTCGTCTGTTTCTTCGTCTGAACCGCCAGCAGTAACTGAAGTATTCGAAGCCGTTGCCAAATATGGCTGCGGGTCTAAAATGACAGATATCGTGCCAATCGCATAATCATTAGAGGCTTTTCCTGCTGTTTGAGCTATGAACGTAGCCGAAACGGTATCAATTCCTGTCAACACTTGAGTATCTTCCACAAGCTCAAAAACTGCTCTTCCGTCTGTTGAATTCACACGTAATCCAGCAGTAATAACAACGTCTCCATGACCGCTAACAAGAGTCAGCAACAAATTTGTTTGAGCCAATGCAGCAGGCAACCTAACCACTCCAACCAAAACCCCTAAATTATCCAGCATTGGAAATCTAGCATAGTCAACAAGGTTTTGTAAAGAAGCGTCCTGTATCTGATTCCTAAGCAATAATTCACGGTATGCAAAGGCATTAATTAAAAGCGTTTCGACTTGAGCAGGTTCTAAAGTTCTGCCAGTTCTCAACTCGTAATCAGCGACCATTTCGTTAACAATCGTTGTAGCGTCTCTGTTTATAAAATTAGGTATTGGTAATGCCATTATTTTTTTATTTTAAAAATGTTGCTCAAGTATTCAAAAAAACCATCAAATACAGCCGTCAAGAATAAATCTACATTTAATTTATATATCAAAAATTCTCCTATTTTTTCGGAAGTTATAGCAATAAGAGCAATAACTATTGGCACATTATCAACATCGCAATTGTTTAATACAATATCGCTAGATAACCAAGCACTACCAACGCCTATAAGCATCGATAAAAAAATATTAAAAAAACTTACTCTAGTTTTATTTTTTTTCATTTCAATCGCTATTTTAATACCCACTGCTAAAAATGCGGGAAATATTATTTTAGTCAAAAAAATATAAAATTCATTGTTTACGATTCTTTCTGGCATTATTTTTTATTTTTAAGTACCATATTATTGGCAAAATTAAAACTATGATTATCTCATTTATGCCGTTCGATTTTGGGTCAAAAAACAATTCATCAAGTAAATTATTGAAGGCGATACAAAGTAAGAAAAAAGAAATGAATAATTTAGGATTTTGGTAAAAAATTACTAAAGAAAGTAGTAGCACAAATAAAGACATTCCGATATAAAAACTGCCTATTGGTAAATACCCCCAAAATTGATAGGTGGCTATCGATATTATCGTAGCCACCCATAATATTTTATTTTCTGTCATCTGGACGTCCGCCTACTATTTTTTGTTTTTTGTCCGAAGCAAAATACCCAATTAAAAATAACGCCACCGCTACCAATAACTGCTTTCCTGTCTTTCCGTCAAAAAAACCATTTGCGTACGCCTCCAATAAAGCATTTCCGGCTAATAAAATTCCGGGAAGAAATCCCGCCAATGTTGTTTTCCAATCTTTCATGTTTATTTGTGTTTAATTATTAATTATGGATATACTCGTATCTCTAAAGTGGTATTCGATAGTAGTCCGTCCGCCCCTGCCCCCGCTGTTGTGGTCACTATTCCTACGGAGTTAACACTACTGACAATAGACGATACTATGGTATTTGTAGTCCCATTACCATGCAGGACAGCCGTTTTATTTGTGGTAAAAGCTCCTGATAATGTACCTACGTAGTTACCTATTAGCGATCTTGTCCAAACTACCGTTCCTCCTAAAGTGTTTTCTAAAACGATGGCCGTTGGTGCGTTTGTGCCTGTTTGGGATAGTAAAGCTGTATAGGTCTTATAATTTTTTAGCGCCGAGCTTGCCGCTTTTTCCACCTCGCCAGTGCTTGTGTTTCTTGTTAAAACGTCATAAGTTCCAGAACTTGTCGCCGGGGTAGTGCCTACTATTACCTTACCCCCTCCTGCAACTAAAGAGACATTTCCTGTACTATAAGTATTCAAGTAAATAGTAGCAGCTACACCTTTAGTTTTTGCACCCTCTAAAGACAAATCATTCTCTCCCGCTATACTTGCAAATCCCGCTGATCTTCTAACCGCAAACATAGCGTCCCCGATAGTCCCTACACCACTAAGCGCTACTGTTGTGTTTACCCGCATTAACCCCGTATCAGTTCTTTGGTACAAAGGTCTTGGCTGTCCTGCAATATTCCAAACGTCACCCGCAGCAACCGAAGCTGGGGCGTATTGCATTTGCCAAAAAGAATCGCCAATAGCTAACCATGTAGCGTCTTTAGTATTGTCATAAAATCTGTGAGTGCCTGGGCTTGTCGTATAGTCCATATTGGTACTCATATTCATTTCATAACTGCCTAAAGCCCCAACAGTACCAACCATTGTAAAGCCTGTTTTTGGAAACTCTATAACCGATGGGTTTGAACCATTTGTAACTGTTATTTGCGGAGCTGTTACATTTGCAGATGTTCCGAATTTTCCAAAAGTAGTATATAAACTACCATCGTGTTTTATACCTGCAGTCGTAACTTCGTTTTTTGAAAATCTTAATAGGTCTCCAGTTGATGAAGTAGTAGCGTCAAGGCCTATTAAAACACCGCTAGATTGATTAAATCCGTACCCTCCCCATCCTGTAGATTGATTGTCAAAATGAAAACCTATTCCTCCAAAATTGTTTTGAATGCTTAACGGTGAATTATCTACTGTTCTATTATTTGACCCTGAGTTAAAATTATTTATAAAATCGAAATAATTAGTCCTTACATACGTAGAGTTTGTAATAGTTTTAGCCCCAGTAATACTTTCAGATAGAGAACCTGTTTTATGAACCATGGCTGCGTCTAAATTATTTAAAGCGTCTGTTGTTGTAACTCCTATAACACTACTATTATTTGTAATTGAATTTGTTTTTAATTCATTTTTTACCGCCTGTGTGCTTGGATATTTTACATCATTTATGACAGTAAAATCTGTTGCTTTATTAGCTGCATTTTCAGGTGTATAACCTAAAGCAGCCACTATATTAGCATAAGTCAAAGCAACGCCTCCAGAAGTAACGCCTCCAAATTTCTGAGCTTCTATTATTTTAGAAGTAGTTGCGTTTGTCAAGTCTGTAGCGTTATTTCTAACAATAATATACGCTCTTGTTATTCCATTTGTGGCAATATTGCTCTCGGCAATATAAGACCTTGTTAAAATAGCCGCTTCCGCTTCTGAAAGCGTAGCGTATGTATTTTGTCCGTATTGAATTCTAGTCTGCCCTGTTTGAAATAGAGTAACTGTTTGTATTGTAAACCTATTTGAAGGGACGGCGGTAAGCACATTTGCTAAATCATAAACGGCTGGATTTAAAACCGTAACGTCACTTCCTTCAGTACCGTTTTGCGTTCTATATCTAAAAGATAATAATGTTTGACCTGCAATATCTAAATCATGAGGGTGTTTCCAGTCATTTGCAAAATTAACTCCTAACTTAAATATCTCTCCTGCGCTTTTATTTAACGATAAATTTACTCCGTTTGCTGAATATTTATTTCCAGAAACATTCAAAGCTCCAATCACTTCCATTAGGTCGTGAAGCTGATTTGTTTCTGCATTTGTCGGAGCAGAAATATTATTTACTAAATTAATAGTGGTTAAATCTGAATGAATAGCAGCTCCTAAAATAATTAAATCCCTACGTTGTTCTGACGTAAATGGACTTGCTTGCATTACAACTGAAGGCGTACTATTTATAGCTATATAAGTAATATTTGATGTAGTTAAATAGGCTGGAGTGATTCCTGTAAACGCTGGAAAATTAACGACAACACTTGTTGGATTTTCTGGGTCGTCGAAATTTGAAATAATACCTATTCCCGATGTAATATTAAATTTTGTAGGATCTGCGTTAGTTTGAACCAATCCGTTTTTTAATAAGCCAGTTGATAAATATGATTTTAATTTCAATGCATTATCAACTGATGTTTTAGTGTAAACAACAGGATCAGCTTCTAACGCATTAGTTTTCACAACCCCTGATTTTGTAGGCGTTGCTTTTGTGATTAACTCAGAAGAAGGACGCATTTTTACAAACGAATCCGACCCATCGAAAACCAATACGCTATCTTCTACTGAACCAACAGGCGGCACTTTTAGAAGTTTTATATAATTCAGGCTATTTGAAGGTGTATATTGAGCATTTGCCGAAATGCCTACAAATAATAAGGTTAAAAATAAAATAAGTTTTTTCATAATATAAATTAATTCGGGTTTTTAATTTTTTTTTAAAATTACGGAATTAAAGCCACTCCGTAAGATGACAATATTTCATAGTTAGCTGTATCTTGGTCGCCCGCTAAGATAATATATCTTCCCGCTTCCATAAATTCAGTATAGTCAGCATTCCAACCTTCGCAAATGTCACCAAGTTCGATATTTTCACCTGTGTTTTTTACGCTATTAAACCAACCTTTGTGCTTGATTGTTATTTTATCTGCTTGTGGCGCAGTAGAGGAGGTGTTAAATTTTATCCAATCCTCTTTTTTCAGGTAACCGTCCTGTAATTCCGTAGCCGGACTGATTGAAAATTGATTTGTGAAATTATCGTATAATAATGGCAAAACCGCTGTAACTCCAGAAGGTTCGGTTACGACAATAGCTAGGTTTAAAGCTGTCAAAGCCTCACGCACCATTTTAGGTTTTATGAGACCCGTATTATTGTCTATTAATGCATTTATTAAATTCTGTCTCTCCGTTAGTGTACTCATTTTTTAAAATTTAAGAAAATCCGAAATCAAACCCACTACTAAATGCACGCCCCATAACCGAAGGATCAATTTGTTTTTGTCTATCGATGAAAAATAAAATTTGCGTGATTTCTCCGCTTTCTAATAATTCTGCAGTCAATTCGAAATCAATTTTACTTCCTGTTATATTGTACGTCAATTCTTTTATCCTCACCCTTGGTTCCCATTTACCGATTGAATCAATTATTTCAGCAGAAATATTGGCCACGGCTGTATTTACAGGATTATCTATAAATTGCCAAATATCGGAACCGAACAATAAACGCATCGGATCGCTTCCTTTGGTTGTCGTCAAAATAGTTCCAATACATTGGCGAATATCGTCAATACCTTCAACAACTTGCCCAATCATTTGATTAGATAGTTGCCAGTTGGTCGCTTTTATATCTTCTAATTTCGTAGCCATTATGGTATTGGTGTACTCGTTGGATTTCCGTTCGTTGTACTTGTATGTCTATGTGTTTTAAGCGAAACAACGCCTGCTTGAACATCGCCTGTCGCTTTTAAATCTCCTGATATTGCACCGCCGCCTGGAGCCGTGATTGTGCCTCCAACGGTTAAAGCTCCTGAAATTGCAACTGCGCCCGTTAATTGAATCGCTGGGGCTTGTATTTTCGCTATTGCAATCGCAGTTATGTTAGCATTCACGGCGTTTATATTAACCTCAGTTTGAGCTGTAATGTTAATTTTTCCTTTAATATCTAGCTTGTATTCGTGTGAATTTCGATTATATTCAATAACAGAATCATCATCGAATTTTACTCTAAAAATACCGTCACCCGCATTATTTGGAGGCGTTTTGTCGTTGAAAATTGCGCCTAAAATAACGCCTTCTTCTGAATTTTCATCCATTAAACAAGCGACTTGCTCATTTACCGAGAATGTATGAGAGAAATTGTCTTTAATCGCTCCTATAACGACGAATTGCAGCCAGTCTGAAACAATGCCGTCATCCGTGAATGTTACACGGGCATAACCTTTAGCAGGGTCAACTTCGGTTATATTTCCAAATCTTAGCATTTTTCAAAGATAAATAAATTATTGTATTTTTGTTGGATTTCCGTAAGGATATTTATTGTCAGGAAATTTAAAATTTCGAACCGCAACATTATTTGATTGTTGTTTCTTTTTTGGCTTCGTAATTTGCTCGGATTTGGCAGGTAAATTCAAACGTTTAATTTCCAAACCAACTGTGTATCCGCTCGATTTGTCAATTTTATGCGAACTAGATTTTATATGATATTTACCAGATAATTTTCCAAGTCCAGTTAGTTGAAAGTTATTGCCCGCAATTGCCAAGGTCGTTCCTTGCATTTCAATATTTCCCTCCATTTGATTTCCTGCCGATAAATGCATAATTGCCTTGGCTTTCGCTTCGGCTTGCTGTTTGTTTTCAGCTTTCGTATGCGTAACGCCTTCATCTTGATTGACTGGTGTATCGCTGGAATATCCTTGCTCCTGTTTGTATTTCTCAAAATCCAAATTTGCAGTTACTGGCTCATTCTTTTTTGCTGATTTTGATTTGACCGAGGCGTTTTTTATCATGCCATCGGCTTTATCTTTTAACGAATAGCTTGAAATTCCAGATTTATCAACTGAAAAACTTGTATTACGCTTCTCCACGTCGTAAATTGACGTGAATGTGATGATATTCTCACGCACAGCAAACAAAACCCCGTACTCCTGAGAAATTCGCTTTAAAAAGGCTAGATCAGTTTCTTTGTTTTGAGTAATTCTACCAAAAGTAATATCCGGAATAGTTCCTTGAATTGTAAGATTATTTTTTGAGGCTACTTTTTCAGCAATTTGCTTTAAAGTTTTGCTTTCGTGAGCATCTGATTTTTTGGTGCGTAATGAGTTTACAATACCAGTTGCCATACCTCGAATAGTTACCACGTCAGGTGGGCCAGAAAGCTGTATTTCATCAATTTCAAAAACACCGCATTTCAATGATTCGATAGTAACGGTTAGTTTTGCGCCTTTTTCTGGATACCACGAATTTTGCCACTTCAAATCCACGTCCTCAACTTCAATTTCTATTTCGTCACTCTCGCCTTCTGTCTTATCGTTGTAAGTGAGCGATAGCATGTGTTTAGAAATATCGGCTGTGATATTTTTACTGTTGTAGAGTACTGTAAATTTTGGGATAGCTACATTCATTTTTTCAATAATAAACTATCTAATTTTATATATTCTATTTTATCCTCCATGGTAAAATTAAAACCAGTTGGTTTGTAATTTCTTATATTTTTCATAAAAATGTTTACGCTATCTTTTGAGTAAAAAACACGTTCCTTGTTTTCTTTAACCGTCTGAGCATGATAAACAGCACAAGAAATCATTGATCTGTTTTGTGTTCCAAATTCCGACACTTTGTTTGCATCAGGGCAAGGAGCTGATTGTATTGAAACTACAATCCAAGTGATGATGTATTTATACATAATTTAAATTTTTATCGTTTCCAAGGTGGTAATAATTCGCTATCAATCTGTATATCTCCTTGCTCTAAAATTGGCACGATTACACGTGTCCCGATTTCAAAAATAGGCGAAATAACAATAGTTGGGTTTGCCTCAATTAATCCATTTATAAGTGTTGCATCACCATAAGCCTTAAACGCTATCGTGTCCCATCTATCTCCTTGATTTGCTACGTATTCTACAAAATTAGCCATTATATTCTACGGATTATAGAGTTATTGGAAATATCTAAGTTTGTTGAATTCAAATTTACAACCGAACCGTTTAATTGTTGGTTTAAAATTTTAAAACCTTCAATGTCTGTAACAGGTAAAACCGCTTTCATGTTCTGAACTCGCACATAAACATCATTCAAAGCTACTGGCATATCTTCGGCTAAATCTTGCAACTGTGAAGCATCTGACAGCGTAGATTGAACCGTTGTTAAACTTTTTTCAATATCAGTAAGTGATTTACTTATTTTTCCGCTCCAATATTCTGAACGGCCCGGAACTGCGGCTATATTTGCTGTGTAAATATTCGTTACCGTTGCCGATGTTTGAATATTTGAAATCTCGGTACTTATAGTCATTCCCTGTGACAACTTTGGAGGCAAAACCGAACGCACATTTGAATTTCTTTGTGAAGTTGCAAAGGCTAAATTTATAGCCTGTAATTCCGCTTCTCTCAAAGGGTCATCTGAAAAACTTTCCAGTAATTCAATATTTAAAGTTACTTCAATCAAATTTCCCAACGGATCAGTGAACGAATTGGATTGCGAAAAACTAGGAATCACAAAAAACCCTAAAATACGACCATTTCCGAGAAGCAAAGGCAAAACTTCACGATTCTGCATTGCAAGACGTAATGTTTCAATGTCAGCTTCAGGATTGGTAAATTCAGAATGTAAATACATTCCAAATGAAATACTATCTAAGTTGTCGCCAACGGACTGCAAGCGAGGCTTTCCGTTTATTAAGTCGTGTTGGGCGTAGTTTACACCACGCTCATGCGAGAAATTTGAAAAGCCTTTCAATCCTTCGAAACGTATATTTCCTAATTGGGCGTACATTATGTGTGAAAAATTGATTTATGAATAACCGTTTTCGATAAGTCATGTTTGATTATTTCAGGAATCCCGATTACATTCACGCCTACTTGAAAAAATACCGATATAATTAATTTTTTCATAAAAATTATTTTTGTAAATATAATAAAAAAAACCGTGCTATATACAACACGGTTTTACAAAAAGAATTTAGTCTTACATGAGAATGGTACTCGAATATCTAAGCCTTCCATGTTCACTAAACTACAGCGTCTTTACGGTTGCTCTCTATTTATCGAGTTCTTTTTTTTTATTTAATTAATGCCACACAGTGCTATAACCGTCCTGTGCAAGTTACGTATTTTCAATACGCCTGTTTACGTGTGGGTCAATCTTTCACATTAATTATACGCAAATATAGTGTTTATTTTTAATTAAACAAATTTTAATAAGCTAATCTTGCTTTTCTTTGCATCTGAGCCTCAATTTGTCTAATCAATTCAGGAATCAACGCTTTTACTTGTCCTGCTACATCACCAGAACCGCCATTAATTACAGGCGCAAACGTAACTGAAACCGATGAATTACCACCTCCACCGCCACGGCTTGCAGTTGGTTTAATAGCACCCCCCATATTTCGGGAAGCTCCCACGACTTTATCCTGCCCTTTCTTGATTCCGTTGTGAGCTCCTTCGGTTATATTTACCCCGTAATCCATAAATACTTTTGAAGGTGATGCGATTCCAAGGACTGTTTTGAAAGCCGTTGCAATGCCTTTACCGATTCCTTTCACAAAATCAAATAATGCGGCTGCTTTATCTTTTATTCCATTCCAAAGACCGTTTATTATATCGGCTCCAATATTTTTAAATTTATCAGGAACCATTTGCCACGCTTTTATAACCCATCCAATTGGACCAAGAAACAATAAACCCCATTCTTTTACAAAATCTATTGCTTTCCAGAAAATAGCTTTTATATTAGTCCATAAATTAGCAAAAAACTTCTTAATCGGGTCCCAATATTTTATAATCAAGAATGCGGCAACAGCAATAGCAGCAACTATCCAAAATATCGGGGAAGTCAAAAATGCCAAGTTAGCAGCACTCAATGCAGCTGTTAATATTTGCATTGCCGAACCCCCTGCTAAAGCAGAAAATGCCATAGCGTTCTGTACTGCTGTCACGGTAATCATAATTGTTTTGTAGGTATTCATAACTGCCATTCCTGCCGAAATCACTTTAAAAATACCTCCAAATGCAAAAGAAGCTGCCGATACAGCTAAACTCAAAGCCATGGCTCCAGCAGCAGCTTTTAAAATGCCTTCAGTTAATCTTGGATTTCTACTTACCCATGCAGATATTCTATCAATCACAGGCGTAACCTGATTTATCAATTCTTTTAGCCTTGGTAAAAGTGTAGTTCCGATCTTTGAAGCAGTCATTATAACACCGTCTTTCAAAGTAGACATCATACCCTTAACAGATTTAGATTGTGCCTCAATACCTCCTGCAAATTTTACATTTCCAATGTATTTCAAGTACTGTTCTATTTCTTTGGAATTTTTGCCAACAGTAGTTTTTACGCCTTGGAACATGAAGGTTACGTTTTCACCTTCTGATTTAGCTTTTATACCAAACTCTTTCAAACGTTCAAATTCCCCTGTTGCAGCATCAGCAACCGCTTCAACCATATCATTCAATGATTTACCCATTGCCGAAGCCGTGTTACCATATGCGGTCAAAGCTTGTTCGGATGGGTCAAGGCCCATATTTTTCAATTTAATGAACCCAGTCATTACTTCCTCTAAACCGTAAGGAGTTTTTGCAGCAAATTTGTTTATTGCATCGAATGCAGCTTTCGCTTCTTTTTGGTTTCCTTGGAATGAAGTTTGCAAAGCGATGTTCATACTTTCCATGTCAGCAGCTGCCTTCAATGGTAAAGCCAAAGCAGCCCCGATACTTAACCCGATTGCGCCTGCTGTTCTGCCTGTTGCAAAAGCTCTATCTCCACGCTCCGACATTGCCATAATTTGGCGTTGTCTAGCAGCAGCGGCAGCGATAATTCGTGTCGCTTCATCCTTGGCTGTTAAGAGTAATGCAACTTCAAATGTTTTTTTTGCCATAATTAATTTATATAAAAAAACCGCAACCGTTATCGGTGCGGTTTTATGTTTCTGAAGGCGGATTCATTTTTTCGTGTAATTTCAACGCTTCAACAAACCAATAATGAACATCGTTTCCGTCCATTTCAAATAAAATGTTTAACGATGTGTTTGAAAAATGTGCCAGAAAAATTAATTGTTCTGGCGTTACACAAAAAGCTGGTTAATCGGGGTCATTATCTTTAAATAATCCACACCGTCCATTTCTTCAAATTCATCCTTAAAAACCTGCTTTCCGTCAATCTCAACAAGTATTGAAGCTAAACATTCTGCCATATCTGAACCGTCTGAATTCATTAATCGTTGCGCCTGTTGAACGTGTTTTCCTTTGAAACGTTTTATTACGCATTTTTTACCGCTTGGTAAATCGAATTCTTGATAAATGTTTCTTTCTTCTGAGCTAACCGCATTCGGGTTAACTGACTTTGCTGTTTTTTTGTTTTCCATGTGTGATAAGTTTTAAAACGTAAATATAATAAAAAAAACCGATATACATAAAATATATCGGTTTTTAAGATTTCCCCAAATCTAATTGCTACCTACTAGCGATTTACGTTTGCAAACATAATGTTTATTTTTAATTAAAACAAAAAAATCGATACATTTCTGCATCGATTTTAATCTCCTTTCTTTTAAATTAACTAACCTCCTATGTTCGCTCTATAAGTAGCGAATATATCTATTCCGTCAACTGAATAAATGTTCGCCAAAGCATCGTAATCGATAACCTCTTTACCATCTATTTCAAGCTTGTAGGCCGTACACGTCAATTTGCTAGTTGCCTCAACGTTGTCGTGTTGCTTGTAATTTCCAGCAGGGAAGTTTTTTGCCTGTACTGTCAAATATGCTACACACGGAACTTCAGCAACCAACCCGTTAGAATCATGAGTTTCCAAGGAACTACGAATTTGCAATTTCATTGCTTTTCGTGGATCAGCAAACTTTTTCAAAACGTCTGCGTAAAATGCATTCCATTTTATTGTTGCCTCCAATTTATCAATTCCAGAAAACAATTCAAATTTACCAATCATACCAAGTGCCTTATGCTCGGAAAGCATAAATGTAATATCTGGTAAATTCACCTCTTCAGCTTTTCCAAGCTGCGACTGACCATCAACGTAAACGTTGGCGTTGGTCAGTCTATTTACTTGTATTTGTGGCATTTGTTAGACTATTTGAGTTAATAAATTAATATCCAAATACGATTTGAATGTGATTCTTTCCGCTGGAGCTGGTCCCATAAATGTCAAGTCAAAAACAACATGACCAAGTGCCAATTCCTCTGCTGTGTTATCAGCAGAATAAGTGCATTTCGAACCTGATAAAACAGCTCCACGACCAATTAAAGTCCTGAAAAAACCGTTTCCAGTATCTCTAATCGCATCTATTGTCGCTTGATTTATTGGTTTGTCAATAAATGGCAACATAGCTTGCTCTAATGATTCATGAACAATATCAGCAATTCTACGAATCGGGATAAAGTTTTTAGGGTCTGTGTTAGTTGGAAACGCTGCTGAACGGTTACCCCATGTACGTGTTCCGGTTCCATAACCAGTGAATGTAGTTGTGATTCCTTTTTCGTTAAGTAAATTAGCCTCTGTAGAAGCGTCATTAACCGAAGCGGTTACGACATATTCAGTCCCTACTATTCCTTGAATAGCATGATTTGAAGGCGATACCCAATATCCTTCGTTCAAATCTACGTTTGCCATCACACCTGCCATAAATTGACTGTATGGAGCATTGATATTTGAATCTGAATCGGCATCGTAAACTTTCAAGTGAGGGCATAACAAGTATGCTCTGTAACTTGATGTTTTGAAATTAATTGTACTCGCTGGTCCACGTCCCGCAATCGCTTGAGATACTGTAGTTGTTACAGGAGCATCAATCAATGCAATAGCGCGGTACTTTTCGGCTAATGCAATCCACTCGGTTGCAACGGCAACCAATTCAATGTAAACTGGCGCAATCAATATTTTCGGAGTGAATCCAAAAGTATTAAATACCAATTCCAAACATTTTGAACCTGTGCGGACACCAGATGTATTTGTTCCGATGATTTGAGCCGAAGTAACGGTTCCAGAATCCAATATTTTGAACGTGAATTTCAATACTAAGTCTTCAGCAGCTACAGCAGATAAAGCTGTAAAATTTCCGAAAGCATCAATCGAATAATCTGTCCCTTCTACACCTGTAAATGGAGTTGTACCGTCAGTCAAAAATACCGTTACAGCTCCAATTGGAGCGGCGGACAATTTCAACTTACCACCTACAATTGTATGTGATTCAAGTGTGATTTGCTCGGTATTTGTTACAGAATCGAACGTATTTACAACAATTACCGTTGCGGGCCCTTGTTTAAAAATAGCATCCAAAGCTTGTGGAATTGTAAATCCTGGCAATTGTTGCCCGAACTGAGCAGCGTCATTTGGCGACAAAACCAAAATAGGCTCATTTTTTGTGCCAATTGGAGCAAGCCCAACGAGCGCAATAACCGAAGACTTCACTACCTGAACAGGTCTTGCGCCTTGGTCAATCTCTATGGTTTCGACACCATGTAAATAGTTAGCTGCCATATATTATTAATTAATTAATTAAATTATTTCGATTATATTGATTTCACCGTCTGGCTGATCAACAAGAGTAATTTTTTGTAAAATAAGCGTCAAATCCTCTTCGAAATCCTCAACGTGTAGCGATGTAGTTTGAAAAATTACATTGTAATTCCATTGATTATTGATTTTTTCAGCATTTTCACCGCCTATAGTGTGATGTTTTGTAACCTGTATTCGTCTGCATCCTGAAGGTTGAAAACCTGTTAATGCTTTTTTTAGAAGACTGGCTAAATTGTAAACTCCAAAATTTCCACGTAAAAATGTACTTTCAATTAAAATTTGGATGAAAATCTTTTCTTCCTGTGAAATTTGGGCAGTACTTAATGCGCTTCCATATTCAGAACCTGCGTAAATTACGGTAAACTTTGCTTTTGTAGGCAATGGCTTTTGTCGTTCCGATTCCAATTCTGGAATTTTTTCAACTGTGATTCCAGCCGTCATAAACGGTGATAATCTAGCCACGATTTCGTTTTCTAAGTCTTCGTAATTCATTTGTTATGGTGTTGCGTGTCGCAATCTTGCTATAAACGTTTCACCGTCGTATTTCGTTTTCACTTCTACAACTGCAAAATATCCAATGCCTTCAATTGTCACGTGTTCCAGATTTCCTGTATCAACTCTCGTTTTTAGATTTTCAAAAAAACCAACTCGATACTCCATAAATGGTTCGTCTGGATTCCAAGAATCTATTCCTGAAAGCTCTTGTTTTTCGCTTGGGTCTTTATATCCAACTCTAGCAGTAAATGTATCTGACCCGCTTATCCAAGCAGCATTGTACCCCATTGTATCAACAACAACGTCGAAAGCCTGTTTTTTAAGCGAGTCAAATATATTCATTTTATCGTGCTAAAAGAACGTTTACGGTTGTGTCACCAGTCAATGCAGACGTGTGAGCGTAGCCTAAAAATACGTTTGTCGAAACAGTAGTTGTAGCAACTCCAGCGGCAACGTACAATTTAGCTCCTTGAGCAATCACAGAAGCATCTTTTCCGACGTTATAAACACCGTCAAGATTTACAACTACAACGTCTCCAGTCTCGTAAGTACCTGCTGAAATACCAGCAGTAGCGCCAACGGTAACAATGGATCCAGAAGCAACTGCGCCCCCAGCGACAACTTCAATCGAGCATCCTTTTTGAATGTAATTTTTCATTTTATATTTTTTAGAAATTAATCGTTGTTTTAAAATAAGGAGGCGATAATTAAACCGCCTCCTAATTATTTACTATGCTGGTGCAGCACCCGCATTTTTGTACATTCCACGGAAATCAATTGCTTTAGTTCCGAAAACCATTCTTGCTTTGATTTGTAAAGCGTCAACGTCAAATCCTTCTTTTTGCTCGATGAAAAGTTCTTCTTCACCATCTAAGAAAGCGTACTCAACAGTATCGATCATTGCTGGATCAGCAACCAAGAACCAAGCGTAATCCGTGATACGTGGCTCAACAATTACTTGCAATCCAGTTAACGCAGCTACTGAAATGTCTGACTGCTTAGCAGGCGTATAATTAGTAGAGGTTAATTTTCTGGCAACTAATTCATTTTTTGGACCAACAATCAAGAATTTTGGAGCGATATTCAAGAAATCTCCTTCAATTGATTTTTGATTTCTAAACAATTGGAAAGCAACGTCCAAACTGGTTTCTGATAAGGCTGTACCTGTAGAGGTGTAGTTTTTGTGAGTCGCTACATTCCATAATGCGACAGTGTCTCCCATTGTTGGATTTCCAGTCAAAATTGCGTAAACCAAATCAGATTGTTTCTGAGCAGATTTCATCGCAAATGCTTGAGGAATTCTGGTGAATGCGCTCAAATCATCGTTAATGATAGCTTCCCAAGAAATACCAATGATTTTACCAAATTTGGCAAGTTTGTACTTTTCAGAGGCTTCTGACATAGTGCCAGCTTTGTATTCTCCAAGCTCTTGAACCTCGTCAAAATTTCCAATTAATCCAGACAGCTGAACTCTTGTAATTTCTCTAAAATCAGGCAAAGTAGAACGTCTAGCCCAAGACTCAAACGTACGTGGGTACAATGCATATTGCGCTCTCAGTGTTCTTGTGAACGAATCTACCAATAACAATGGAAAATCGCTTGTGTGATGCGCTCCACGAACTTTAGCGCCTAAAGCACCTTTGGCGATTTCTCTTGGAGACAAACCACGGACGTTTAAACCTGATCTCACCAAAGATTCCTCAGCAAGTCTTAACAAAGACATTCCTCTGAAATCTTGTGCAGCTCTTACGTTTTCTTCACCCATAACTTGTGCAGCGTTTGGCGTAATTCTAAGCACTAATGCGTTAGTCATTGCCGAACGTGTTTTTTCCGCATCGTCTTGCACTTGCTGTACAGTTGGATTTGGATTTACAGGTTGTTTTTTCTCCCATTCCACCAAGGCACGTTGTCCAGCCGTAGCAAGGTCAACACCCTCTTCGATTAAAGCATCCGCAACTTCCTGACCGAGATTTAAAGCTCTACAGTGTGCCGAAATACCTTTGATACGCGCGCGCTCTTCGGTCGCGGCTGCCGAACGTGTTGCGTTTTCCTTGGATTTTCTTTCCAATTCTAAAGCAGCTTTTTCTTCTTCAGTCATTTCATTTGTTTTTG